CGCTGCCTTTTCGAGATCGGCGGCGCGCTTGTCCTCCGCCTCCTCGATCCGTGCATCCGTCTCGCGCTCCTTACGGGCCTGCTCGCGGCGCTTGATCTGCGCATCAAGCCCAAGCTGGATGTCTTTTCTGTTCTCTTCGCGCTCGCTGTCGATGGCATCGACCTGAGCCTTGATCTGCTCCGCCTGAGCAATTTTCAAATTCGCATCGCCCTGAGCCTTGATCGCCTCCACTTGGGCCTCGTTCGGGTTCAGCTCCTCAAGCAACTTCGTAGTCATCTCAATGATTGCCGGGAGCTGTTGGAACATCGTCCCAGCGCCGTTCACGACGTCACTAGCCACGTTTGCGAAGAGCGTGGACATCTGGTCCGTTTGAGGCTGTTGCTGTTGCTGCTCAGGGTCCGCAGACTGCGGCTGGGCGTCAACCTGCATGAGCTGTTCCATCGGTATCTGCGTCATCTGCTCAACGGCCTCGCCCATTGCCTTCGCGTACCACATAGACAGGTGGTCCTTGATGTGCTGCAGCATGGCCGGGGCCAGCGTCTGAACAATGATTCGGTTCTGACCGAAGATCGGGCTAGACAGGTAAAGCAGGTGGATCACCAGATGCGCCTCATGATCCTGATGCGGGAACACCTGTTGCTGCGCGCCGTTCGTCATCTGGACGTTCTCTTCGACCGCGTTCGCAGGCTGTGGTTCCGGCGGTTCCGGCAATAGCGACTGCGGGTCGGGAACCTTGAGCTGCTCCAGAATGCGGCGAGCAATCGCCTCAACATCCCAGTTCAGGTTCTGGAAAACCGGATTGGAAATCAGGTTCACGACCTCGTTCAGCATCGCGTAGCGCTGGGCCTCAGCGAAGATGTTCGGGTCCGACACCGGCATCACGTCCATTGGAACCTGATACTCTTCCGCCGTGATCATATCCTTCGACGCCAGATCGAGCGGCTCTTCGTCGCTCATGTTCTCCGCGAGCAAGCGGTGAACGATCTGCAGCTCTGCCGCCATCGCCCGGTGCATCCTCATGTGGATGCTGGACATAACCTTCGCGCCCTGCTCAATCAGCGCCAGCGTGGTGCCGACCGGGGCCTGTGGATTAACCTCTGCGATTTTCTCCGATGCCGTCGCGACGACGCTCTGCCCCTGCTCGACCAAGAAGCCCAGCAACTGGAACAGAACCGGCGAGGGACCAGCATACGGGAATGGCATAAACACCTTGCGGATGTCATCCGTCTCAACGCCATCGATCTCAGTAATAGCCGTCGGCGACGGGTTGATGTTCTCGCCTGACGTGCGAGCACCCTTCATACGGATGCCGCCCGGAGTGTTCTGGATCATAGCACTGTCGAGCAACGCCCTGAGAGCGCCTGTCGTAGCGCCCGAGATGCTGCCGATGATGTGCGTCATACCGACGTGGTACGCGCCCTCCCACGGGATGAAACCCCAAGGAACGACGTGCTGAATCTCCGTAATCACGCCGCGCGCAATGAAATCTTCCTCGTCCCAGTTCCGGTAGATCGCGACGACTTCCTTCGACAACTCGTCAATCGTAATGATGTACCAGCCCGGCGCGCTGTCTGAATTGCTCTCGTCCGTGCCGTCCCCTTCGAGCTGCTCATCGCTATTCTCAATCAGGAGCGGGTCTTCGCCGTCCATGTTGTGATAGACGTAGACCTCATATAGGCGGCGCACACCATCCAGATTGCTGCCGGTCTCTTCCTTACCCTCGACCTTCTCGTTGGCCAGCTCCGGCCCGCTCTGCTCTGGGCTCTGGCTCTCCGCATCGTCAAACGGCCCACGGATGTAAATGCCCTCACGGACACGGCGCTCGATCTCGACCTTCTCCAGATCGTAGATCAGGGTGCGACGACGCGCGGACGTGAACCCGGTCGCGTAATATGGCAGGATCACCCGGTCGGTGGTCAGAAACTCACAGTTCGGGCGGCCATCTTCCCACCACCACTTCATCGCGCCATCACCGCCAAGCGGGAGCTGCGTGAAGCACTGCTCGTGCTCGTGGACGAACTCAGGCACCTTGTGCATCAGCACATAGTTCATGTGACGCTTCTTGCGCTCCGCACGCTTCAGCGCTGTCGGCTCTTCCTCGTTCAGGATTTTCGCTCGAACCGGCCCATCAGGCGGGAGCAGCTCCTTGGACGCCGTAGCCGCGAAATCAACGGCAGACTTGGCCAGCATGGGGTGAACCACGCGAGATGCGCCGGGGAAGTCAGCTCCACCGGGTGCGTCGTTCCCGAGCCCCGTGCGCTTGATCCCTTCCTCGTACTGCTCTGCGCGTTTCTTGCGGGCCTCGACGTCGTTCTCGATCAGGAGGCACAGCTCTTCGCCAATACCATCCAGAACGGCCTTGTCCAGATAGTCCGCCAAGTTAACCGAAAACTCGTTAATCGGGTTCTCTTCGGGCAGCTCTTCGCCGCCGCCCATGATCAGCTCCATGAGGTCTTCTTCAGACATCTCATCGAAGGCGTTTTCCTCAACGCCGACGTCGATCATACCCCCATCAGGCATCATCTCTTCTTCGCCGAAGATCACCTCTTCTGCGTCTGTCAGCTCCGGCCCCATGCCCGGCATACGCTCGCGTCCGCCCATCAAAATACCCTCAGTGTTTGCACAAGCATCATAGCTTCCGCCCTTTCTGTCAACGCCGAATCAGATCAATTTGCTGGCAACGGCGCACTGACAGGGGGCGTGCCGACGTGCCTTGAATTTTTAATCCCGCGCCCCCTATACGCCTGACGCAAGCCGCCAACCAATTGCCGGGCGTCGTTGCGGGCCGCGTTGGCGGCATATCCCGAAGCTGCCCTAACTGGCATCGCAGGGAGGCCTAATACCGGTAAAATCTCACCAAACTCCATAGCCGCACCAACCCCCCTTCTGGCCTGCCTCGCTTTCCGCGCGTCGCCCGTTATGTTTCCCACAATTGATCCAGCCAAAGCAGGAGGGGCCTCAAGCCCGAGCACCATCGCGCGCAGTGCAGCATCCCCCAATCCAACGACGCCACGAGATATCAAATTTAATGGGAATGGCTGACTAGCAACAAAATCGTTTACTCCCGGAGAGTAAGCTAGCGCTGGCATGTCCCATAGGTATTCAGAGAGATTTCCCAGATACTCTGAATCAATATCTATGTAATCGCGACCGCGCGTTGTTGGCGTCTTACCGGGAACTGGCAGAGTCGACTCATATTCCTCATCGACTATAGGTCTCGGCGCTGGGAAAAAGTCATTCTGAATCCAATCCGACATCACATACCCTCCGGCATCCTATAATAACCGTCTTCTGTAGTCTTACGGTCGTACATCTCTAGCTCACGCTCAGTGTTTTTAGGGGGTTGGTTGGCGGCCTCCGCCTCGTCGCCCAAGGCCGAGTTGATGATGATGGCCCCAAAAATAGCAGGCAGCACCTCGCCCCTCTTAAGGGCGCTCTCAAGCCTGCCTACCCAGCCTCTCCCTTCACCAATGATTTTTCTAGCATTCTGCAGGTCTGCCCGTGTAGCTCCCCACTTTTTCTGCCACGCTTCATCTCGCCAAAGGTTGTCCAAAGCCTTTTCTGGGATAAGGGGGTTATCGTCAAAGAACCGACGTGTCTCTGGGGTTACGTTAATGGCATTTAAAAGCTGACGCGTTGCGCTGCCTTTCTTGCGCTTCCAGTTTTTAGTGAAGTCAGCATAGACGCCGTCAACCTCCGGCACCATTTTGACCCACTCAACGTCCCCATCGAGGATGGCAGTCTCCAGCTCGTTAACGAAAGCCTCCCTCTTCTTTTTATCGAGCTTTGACGGACCCCCGTCGAAAAACTGAGTGACGGTGAGGCCGTCGCCTGTGTCAGAGACGTCAGGGAAGCCATACTTGGCGGCTATAGCCTCTACCTTTCGCATTTCCTCTGGAGTTGACGGACGCTTTGTGTTGATACGAATGCTTGTGTCGAGGCCCACCTGACCAGTACGCCAAACCGCGTGAGCGGCACCCGCGTCCTGACCGTCAATATAAGCCCGGATATGCTCACCGGCGTTCAAAAGTTCTTGGGCGCTTGATCCCATTCTCTTGTTCGCCGCTGACTTGCCCACCTTGTCGAATGGCACGAGAACTCGGCCAACACCGCCGGGATTATATTGGACATTACCATTTACATCCTCAAACCGGCCCTGCATCGCCAAAGATTTGCGGACGTAAAGCCCGAGAGGCGTTTGCTGCCCCTTCCTGTTTCTCGCCTGCGCGCCAGCATAAATGGCATCTCTGCCACCCTCCGCCGTGTTCCACCCGCTGCCAAATTCCGTATAAGCCTCGCGTTCCTTCAGAGGGGCGGTGGCAGCTTTCGGCAAGTGTTTCGTCGTAACACCCGGAATTTCCTCGTATGTGGCGTATGCCGTGTGCTTGTCAAAATAGTCACCAGCGGTCTTGTTTGCCTCTGCGAGGGCCTCCTGCATGGTTTCAAAGCGACCAGTGGCAAACAGGTCTTCCGCCTTTTTCAAAACCCAATTAGCAGCCTGCACGCGCTCCCCAGTCCAATCATCTCTCCCGCCGTATTTATTACGGTTTGCCCTGTCTACGACTAGAGCATTCTCACCGTCCATATACTGGTGGTTGCCGGGATTAAGAGCGTTGATTTGCCCCTCCGAAAAGGCCTTGCTGCGGGCGTCGTGTCGGTCGTTAACACCCGTCGCGCTGGGCGCATCCTGCTCAGGGCGCAACTTCCTTGCGTATTCATATGTCTTCGGCCCTAAGTGCATGGAGGCCGGGTCATACGCTGTGCCACCGCTATTGTGCCCTATCCCCGGAATGTCGTCATAGGTTCCTGCCACACCGGGGCCTAAATCCCAGCCCCCTTCGTCCAAGGCCTCCATCAATCCATTGTGAGCAGCCGAAAACTTACCAATGTCCCGACGACCAGTGAGATACCCCATCGCCTCCTTCAGAACGAACTGTAACTCAGTTTCAGGCGTGGCCCCTGCGGACCACACGCCGTGCATGTCAGCAAGCAGCCTTTGCGCCTGCGGGTCATATGGAGCAATCTCCTCCAAACTAGCGCGGATTCTGTCGTACCAGTCCATGCCAATTGCGCCACGCTCCACCCTGTCGTCATAGGATGATCTTACTGCGTCCAAATCAGCCCTGCTCCTGATATTAGCAGGGCCACTTTTGTACAGTCCCTGCCCTTCCTCACCAAACCGAGGGTTGGGCTGCAGGTGCGGTTCAGAGCGGGCGTAATTTGTTCCCTCCTCGACCGTCATGTGCCTCATGTTCGCTATATTTAGAGGACCCCCGATGATATAACCGCCGCCCGTTGGAGTCGGCGCGTCGTCTCGACTAGGGTTCCCCTCTGTCGCCCTACGCAGAGCACCTTTGCGCCCTTTCTTGATTGAATTAACATAGGGCTGCCCAGTCAGCCTTTGCGCCCCCAGAAGTACCTCTTTAGGACTAAATCTACCTCTTCTAGCCATTACACTCTCCTCAATGCTCCGCCGTTGCGATACGGCATCGGCTCATCGTCCCGAGACCTTACACGAACATCACCATCATCGAAAAACACATAATTGTAAGTCCCTTCGCCCGCGCCCCGGCTGTTGCCGTCTAGGTAACGGATGCCTTTGATGCCACGGGATCGCAGTTCTTTGGAAGCAAACGCAGGATTACCCTGCGACATAGACCGGTAAATATAATTCCCCTTACCATAAGAGGTGTTCAAAATGGACCTTAAATTTTTTAATTCCATTTCCATTTTTATTAATTCGCCGTGACTCATTGTCGGCGTTTCATCCCACCCCATAGACCTGAGCCCTTCCTCCAGATTTGCAGACAACTCCGACTCTCTCGCTTTCATGGTAGAATAGATGGGGTCAGATTCTATCATATCACGAACAACTTTACCCTGCTCACTAAGCGGCTTATCCCAATCTAGCAGCTCATCTGGGGAGGCATAAAAATCCGTGCGGTAAACAACAGGCTCCTTTGGGCCACGAGCAATCGTCTCCATAAGCGCTTGCTCATTGAGTTTATGTATCTCATCATATAGCGTTATCGTCTCATCAATTTCATCCCCGCTTAACTCGTCAAAATCGCGCCCACCTATTATATCATTCAGCCTATTTTCCGCCTCAGCAATGCGGTCCTTAACTTTAGCCAAAGCCTCATCGTCTGGCCTCTTAATATGGGCCATTTTATCCTTAAAGCTCTTAAAATAGTAATCTTTCACGGCGTCTGCCTCAGCCAGATACCCTCCGTGGCCAAACACCTGTGCGCCCTCTCCACTGCCAATCTTCGACAGGTCGAACTTGTCGAACAGATGCGGGGAGACATGCCACCCCTTTAGTGGGTCCACGTCCGCTTCAGACAGCGGCAGGTTCTTAATACGCTCCTTCGCTATCTTCAGACCTCCCGGCTTATCAGCAAGCTCGTGAGCCAGAGAGCGAAGCGCCCCTCTAATCAGCTTCCATTTACTCATCGCAGCCGCCTCAATGCGCCGCCGTTGGCGTAGCCCAGATCGTTGATCTTCATATCGTCGGGCTCGGGCCTAAACCCTGCCCACGGAACACGCAGGTCAGCCGGATTAAATATCACCGCTTGGTCTGGCCACTCGAAGTCCCCGAGGTCCATCATCGCATCGCGATCCATTTCCATCTCAAGAGGCAGTATGTCCTCCATACGCGTGATTCGAACACCCTCAGACCCACCCTTAAAATCATCAAGGATTTTGTTCATGATGGGACGGCGGAATGGGAGCGATTGCGCCTCCTCAATAGCATACGGGTCCATCCGAAGATGTCGCACCAGCTCTTCCTCCGTAAACCTTTCCCGCAGGTAATCTGGATAATCTACCTCCGCCAGCTCGCCCCGATAACGGAGCGGCAATGTAATTGACTCAGAAGGGAATGCGTCGCCGCGTTCGGCCATATCCACCCACTGATCGAGCTGACCATACTGGAGTGTTGCGTCGGGGTTCGTGGAAGTGAAAATGCCCGGCTGCATGTCGTCTGCGTAATCCATCAAGAAGCCCGGCGAGGATGAGATGCTCGGGCCAAAGCGCGTCGTATGGTAGAGAGCCGGGCTGTCAGGGTCGAACCCAGCGGCCTCCATCCGGGCGCGCGTCGCCTCCAAACTCATGTCATCTGGCGCTCTCATGGCTGGCGCGCTGGGAGCGTAGACGTCTTTTCCCCGCTTGCGCCCCGTCACCTCAGCGCCATACGTCTGCCCGCTCTCAGGCCCCATGCGGGACGATTGCCCCCTGCGCCTGCGCGCGTTCCTGATCGCCTGAGTGAGCGCGCCTACGCCCTCTTCGACCAGCTTTACGATGCCGCCCATCAAAAACTCCGTGTTGCAACAGACAGAAAATAACACGGCGGCCAGAAAAATAAAACCCGGCGGTGATCCACAAAAAAACGGGGCCGAAGCCCCGCAGTTGGGAGGAACCACACACCCCGAGAGCCGGGGAGGTCAGTGCGGAACCTGAAATCTACTTCAGGGGACGTTGCCGGTCAAGGATTTCCGTCAGTGTCTCCACCATGTGCGCTGCCGGGTCGTCCAGCTTCTCAAGCATACTCAGGCTGCAGCTCGTGCCGACCTTGGCACCTTCTGATCTCCACAAAACGATGTCAATCGTGTCGTCCACGAAGAAAAACTCCAGCGACACTGACGAGCAGCCCCGCTCCCTACCCAGCTTCATCAGCGGGCCATGCAGATACCCGAACAGTTCATGCCTCGTGAATGGCATCACCCTTCCCCTTCACTCTCGCTTCGTACTCCTGACCCAGCCGCCCCGCGTCGGGGTGGCCAATCCAGACGAGAACCATCTTGTTAAGCTCGACGTCGTGTTCGACGCAGATCGGCATCCATAGATTGCCGGTGGCACAGCACTGCCACTGGAACTGCGCTTTATTACTGCACCCGGCGACGCAGCATTGCAGACGACGGACACCGCGCTCGGTATATGGCTTTTTGCGGGCGTTAATCATATACGTTGCGCCCACCCATCGACCCGAAGCTCGGTTCATCATCAGCAAACTGACCCTCGGTCGGATCAGGCAACAGATCAGGATCGTCGGCCACCAGCCGGTGCTTGATCGCGTAGTTCATCGCCTGCGTTGCGCTGTCGAACAGGTCATCGTGCTTAATAGAGCCCTCTCGCGTGAACGTGCAGAGCTGCGCGATCAGCGGAGCCGCCCAGCTCGCCACATCCCCGACCTTCTTGCTCTCCGGCACCCAGACCGCCCCAGCCTCAGCCAACGGCGACGCTGCGTGTCCTCTCGCCGCCTTGCCCTGTTTGCCCGGCGAATATGGGACCACGGGCACACCAGCACGCTGCAGCATCTGACGAACCGCCTGCCCCGAGCCCTTGTCCTCGATCAGGACAATGTCGGCGCTCTTGCCTTGCTGCACCTTCGATCCGGGACCGAACATCGGGTTGTTCATGTCGTGGATCATCGGCCCCTCGTCGTCTTCCGCCTGCCACGTCGCCCCGTAGGTCACGTTCTGCCACTCTTTGTGCATCCTCTTCTTCAAATCCGGGAAACCGATGTGATCCTCCCAGCAATCGATCAGCATCAGGCCCTTGTCGGGCGCGTTCGGATAGTCTCGCTTCAGCCACTTCGGCACCGTGAACACGCCCCACGCGCTCATCGCCGTCGGATCGTTCGACGTCTTGTCCGTGTATGCCGTATCATAGCTCTGGATCACGAAGTCGAAGACTGGCAGCTCCTCCTCGTTTGGCCACAGGTTGAACCAGTCCCGCTTGAAGATACCCACCTCTGCCGCTGCCGGGTCTTGCAGGTACAGCGAGCTGTATGCCCGCGTCCCGATGTTGTTCTTGATCCGGTGCAGGGCCTCCAGCGGGAACGCCTCGGGCCAGAGCGCCTCGCCCTCCTTGCGGCCCATCAGCTTCGCCGCTTCCTTGTTAAGCTCCGTCGGCAGCGACAGCACGAACCACTCATCGCCGCCGTGCTTCTGCTGCTCCAACAGGTGGCCGGACAGGTCTTCCTCGTGCATCCGGTGATTGATCAACACCATCGCACCCCCCGGCTGCAGGCGGTGATACAGCGTCGTCGAGAACCAGTCGTGGACCTTGCGGCGTACCGTCTCAGATTCTGCATCTTCCATCGAGCCAAAGGGGTCATCCACAAGAATCAGGTCACCACCGTAGCCGATAGGGCGGCCACCCGTACCAAACGCCTGAAAGATGCCGTTCTGCGTCGTCCCCCAGCGCTCCCGGCTCTCCTGCCCCGGCTGCAGCCTCGTGTGCGGGAATACCTCCGCGTACTCAGGGCTGTCGATGATGTCGCGCACGTTGCCGCCAAACTGCCGGGCGAGGTCCATGTTCGCCGATGTCGAGATGAACTGCAGGTCTGGCTTGTGCCCCAGAGCGAACGCCGGAAACCGTTTCGAGCACAGCTCCGATTTCCCGTGGCGCGGTCCTGTCAGGATCATCAGACGATCCAGCTTGCCATCAAGCACAGCCTTCAACGCCTTCGCAATCGCCCGGTGCAGTAGCGCTGGCTTATATTTCGGGTAGGTGTACTGCGTGAACGCGATCAGGTCGTTCTGAGCCTTGCGCCGCAGCTTCTCGCGCTTGGCCTCGTTGACCAGCCGATCATAATCAAAGCCGCCGTCCGGCACGATCAGTGCTTCGTCTTGCCTGACGCCTCTCGACCAGCGATCTCCTTCTCGCCCGCAGCAATGATTGCGTCGAGCTGCGAATCGGAGAGCTGTTCGATTGCCGTCTCCTGCCTCACCGTCGTCTCTTTCTTCTGGACCGTAAACTTAGAGAGAGTGGCCAGCGTCTTGTTGAAGTCGGTCTTCAGGTTCTCGGCGATGAGATAATCCAAATCGATGCCGTCCTCCTGCAAGCGCTTCAGGGCTTTGTTGCCTGCCGCCTCGACGATCTCCCTCAAGTCTGCATCTGTCTTGCTCATGGGCCTAATATACGATCACGAGACGCCGTCGTCAACGGGAGTGCCGACCGGACGTCAGACTCACTGATTGCCATGCGACAGCTCCCTGATGACCGCCTCAATTAGCTTAAAAGCATTCTTCAATTCCATCTCCCGCAAAGAGTCACTGTACGCTTGCCTCGCCTCCATCACGGATTTACGCGCCGCCTTCAGCAACCCCACAGGATCAATCTCGCCAGTGGGTCGCACCCTCGGGTCCACACGCCTCTCAAGCTCCAAAAGCGAGATACGGTTGTTCAGGTCGAGATATGTCTCCTCCAGCTCTTTGACCCGCGCTGTCAACTGCTCAAGCTCCCGCGCGTCAGCCGGTTCGGCAACCCGCGTCTTTGCCTGCTCGGGCAGGCCGTCTATCACGCTCCTAAGCGCTTGGTTCAGGTAAGCGTTCTCATCCGCAAGCGACACGACCCGGCCCACCGCCCAATCGCCCTCAGTCTCGCTTCCGCCCTCAGTCATGGCTCACCTCGCCGCGTAAAAATGCACCTGCTCCAGCGCCACCGCCTGCACGCGTGCTATCTTCTCCAGAGGGACGCCGTCCTTCGACATCTCTTTTATCGCTTTGATCGTCGGCAGCGACAGCCCGCCCTTTGTTGGCTTGGACTTTTCCTTCGACCAGCATATCTCGCGGTGCGCCTCGCAGAAGCTCTGCTCTCCCGTTGATGTCTTCGCCCCACACACCCGGCGCTGCTTCGCGGGCGTCGTGTCCGTCCAAAGCGGATACCGGCACTGCTTCGACCCCACCTCCGAGAACAGCGGGTTCTTTTCCGTCGCTTCCTGATCCTTCATCGCTCGCTCCTTCTCCCGGCGCTGCTTCGCCACGATCCGGCTGCGGCGTTTCTTCTCCGCCCCCTCCAGATTCACCGGGTTCGGCCTCTTCTCCGCCACCAGACCCCTCGCCCTCATGCGGCTGATCTTCCCAACTATCGCCGACCGGCTGAACGATGTCGAGTGGAGATAGTTGATCTCGATCATCGTCTCGCGCGCCGTCTTCCCGAGGTTCCACACGCGGAGCAGGTCGATTTCCATCTCGGGCGTCCAAGGGTTTACGTTCTCCGGGCTCATGCTCAAACTCCTGTTTAAATTGCCGGTCGTCCGTCACCATCACCGACCCAGCGCGGGTGACGACCACCCACTGCGTCGGAAATGCCGTGACCCTGCCGTGGGTCGTGTCAATCGTCACCGCCGCGCCCTCGTAGACGACAGGCGTCTGCAGGGCTCTGTGCATCAGCCAGCGCGCGAAGTCAGCGCGGGCCTCGTCGTCGTGCATCTGCGGCACCTGCCGGGTATGCACCCGGTGCTTCAGTCGATACAGCTCAGTCATCGAAACGCGCCTCCAGAGACACCACATCGCTTTCGATGGAGTCGATTTTCTCCCTATTTTCAGCGATGAGATATTCAAGGCTATGGGCGAACGAGTAAGCGCCCTCCCCTTCGCTTAACGCCTTTTTCGTCGCGATCTCCCCCTCATCGGCACGGGTCCAGAGCGTCTCAAGCTCCCCCTCGACGTCTGACACGCGCTCAAACAGCGCGTCGATAAAGCCAAACAGCTTATCGAGCTGCGCCGCCTGTTGATGGCAAATCAGCACAAGCTGCGCGGTTGTCGAGGTGGTGAAAAGATCGCGAACCTGCGAGCGTCGAACGCGACCAGCGTCGTCCCGTTCAAGGAAGGAGAGAGTGCCATCCTCAAACAAACCATAGGTTGCCTGCATCTGATCTTCGTGCAGGACCGCCCCCTCTGGCAGGATATATGAGACGATTGCCTCACTCACCGTGATCCACTCACCGTCGCTCATTGCATCCACCCCTCGTCTCCCGGCATGATGATATTGGAGGCCCGCTCGGGCTCTCGATCCGCCGTGGCATCAACCATGATTTCGGCGGCCTTCTTCGCGATCAACTGCGTCAGGCACATGCCGCCCGGCGAGAGCGGCGTCGTGTCCTGCAGCAGAGCGAGCGTGGCCGCGACCAGCATGCACGGGTCTGTCTCGATGATACCAGCCTCGTCGTCGATCTCAGGGAGCAGGCCGCCGATGCGACCATCCCCGTGAAAGACCACGGCGGCGTCGTTTGGCGCGAGCCACAAACCTTCGGACTCGGTTTCGTTTTCTTCACTCATGGGCGCCCTCCTGTTGCCATATCTCCATCATGCACGGATCGAGGGCCATGTCAACGACGTCTCTCGTTGTACGCCGCTATTGCCCGCAGGTTAGCGATATCCCGCTTCATTTGAGAGACGTCTTCCGACAACACGGCCGATGCCCCTCGCCGGTATTTCTCCGCCAAGCCGATATAATCATCCGCCATGCTTTTCGCCTCCCTCGCGGCGGAGCGCATTTCGTACATGACCTCAGCCATCTCTTTCCGCTTTTTCATGACGGTCAGCGTCAACTTACGGACCTCCACGACCTCCTTCATCACCGCGCGCAGCTCATCGCGCATAGCGTCAACCTGCTCTCTCAGCCACTCCTGACCGACGACGCGCCGGGTCAGGTCGGCCACCTCCTGTTCAAGGAGGGTCAAACGATCATCTCTCAACTCCAGAATCTCCACCACGGGCGCGGACCCGCAGCTCGCTGGCTCAACAGCGTGCCGATGTGCTTATCCAGCACACACAACCGCGTGAACACCCGGTCGATCCGCTTGCGCTCGTTTTTCAGGCGCAGGCTCGTGTCGCGTTGCTGGGATCGCAGCTCCACATTTTCCCGCTTCAGCTCGGCGTACCGCTCTTCCAGCCGCTCCAGCCGCTGCACCACGTCGAGGTGCCACGAGGGCAGAACGTCCTGCGGCCCCGGCTGATCAGGCACCTCCACCTGCCGCTCCATAAACTCGCCATAATCCACCCAACACAGCACAGAGCCCTCAGCACGCGACGCCACAAAGCGACGCCAGCTATGGATGCTGCCGCTCAACAGATTGATGACGCGCGTGATTGCGCTGTTCTGAGCGCCTGAGCCCCTGTACAGATGCAGACTGATAGTCTCAGCCGCAGCCTGCCGCATCTGCGCCAGCGAAAACACATCGCGGGTCCAGCACCGATCAGGCTCGGGCGTCTGGCTCAAGCCAAAGTGAGCGCCCTCCAGCCAGATCGCCATCGTGCTTACCGATACGCCAAGGACGGTGGCCGCATCCTCGATGCTCGTCGTGTGGTCGTTCTCAACTTCGTCATCAGTCATGCTGTCCTCCTGTTGCCTGCCCCTACAATAGCGGCCCACACCCTGATGTCAAGAGCGTCCTGAGTAACCTGTATATTCCAAGAATTAACTTGTTTTAAGTTAAGCATAAGATCGTGATCCCTAATATAACCAACGCCCTGCATTTTTCGCCTGTTTTCTCACGCTCGGCGCTGCCGGGTTCGTTTCCCCGTCTCTCTCTTTCTTCTTTTTCTTTTCTTTTCAATAAGAAAGAAAGAAAAAAAAGAGAGAGGGGGTTACCATATACGAGGGTGAGACAAAAGACCCTCGACGCACTGGATGGCGGCTCAAGGCCGGATGGGGTGCCCTGCCCTCCCCCTCTCTATATATATGCATGTAAGGGTGGAGATCGCCTCTAATGCTTTTACTGCAAACTGTTGGTATAAAAACAAAAAACGAAAAATTCAATCGAGCTATACAGCGGTCCGACTAGCGCGCAAAGAAAAGACTTGATAAAAACCCTGCAATATTACACACTCTTCCTGCATTTAGCGCATGTAAACACTTTTAACAGGAGGCTGGCGTGACCCATATCCCGCTTGAAATTGCGTTGAATTCGACCGAGACCGCCCTTGATGGCGAGACTGCAGACAGCAATGAGGAGGCGAATAACACCAGCCGCTGGTTCTATTGGGGTGAGAGATGCCAGACCTGCGTCGATCTCTGGAGGGCTGATCCGAGGGCCACGACAAAGATGCCGCCGCGATTGAAGAGCGCTCGCCGGGTGCGCAACACGCGCAAGTGCGTGAGGTGTATGGTCCGTGAGCACCAGATCGAGATGGCGCTGGAGGTAGGGGATGAGGAGCTGTTCGAGCAGGTCAGCCACGAGTATAAGGAGTACAAGGGGTTCTTCGCGGACAAGCGGGCTCGCAAGATGCTGATGGATGGGCCGGGCGATCAGGACACGGTAGACACTCTGACGGGACGCCTGACTGAACAGTATATAAAGGCCATCAGCAAGCCGGGCGGCGATCAGACGTATTATATACTGGAGGGCTCCTGCCTTGGGTGCATGATCCGGGACGGCGTTGCCCCGAGGGTGACGGTCTGGCGGGTGGCAAAGCGGAGCGAGGGCAAGCGCTTGCAAGCGACCACCTCTGGAGCCGGTCACTGCGTTCGGTGTCGCAGCTCGAAGATGGAGCCGTTCTGCCGTCGTAAGATGCCGGTGATCGGGCCGGACCAGCCGCTGGTGCCGCAGGTTCGACCGGGTGGCCGGTGGGGGCTGCTCGCGCCGAGGCTGGGCGATCTCATGTATAAGGAGAGCAAGACGGGTGCGTTCATTGAGGAGGGCGGCTGTGAGCACTGCTCGCCGGACGCGAAGTTCAAGGCGTCGCGTGTCTACGAGGGCCGGGACGCCGTCGGCGGGTGCGTGATCTGTGCCGGGAAGGGCCTCAAAAAAAATGATCATGAATGAAAGAAAAGTGTTTACACCCGATCCGGGATGTCGTATAAATGGGTCATAGGCAAACAGGAGATGACACATGGCACGCACCGTTGAACATTATGTAGGTCAGGCGAAAGCAGCTCTGGAAGCTGGCTTCACCTCTGAAGCAGCTCGCAAGCGCGCTCAGGAAGACGTGACCCGCGCATGGGACATCGAGCGCCACAACCTTGAGTGCACCGCTGGTGAGGTTTATGGCTGGGGTTGGAAAGAGTTCTCCGAAAATGTCGGCGATCTTCCGCTCTACGTTCATCAGGCAGCAAAGAAGCTGGCTGCGCTGAAGAAGTTCGACATCGACACGGCTGTTGCTGAGGGCCTGCTTGCTCTCCGCAACGAGATCAAAGCCGCTGCTCTGGTGAAGTCCGAGCGCGAAGTGAAGAAGGCTGAGAAGGAAGCTCTGATCGCCCAGCTTCGCAACGAGAAAGTCCGCGCGTTCATAAAAACCCATGTGCGCCCTGAGCTGGAGCGGATGCACCGCGAGAGCATCGGTGGTTGGTTCGACCACCTGTGGGGAATTTACGGCCATTGCTTTGCTGATGGCGTGCTGGCTCACGAGGCAAATTCCGCAGTGTGCGACATCATCAAGGGCGACGCTCCGCGCGCGACCAGAGAGCAGGTCAGCCACGCGGCTGAGATCACCAAAACCATCCTGCGATACAAAGGCAAGCCGGAGCAGATCATCTGGGACGCATATAACCGCGCTCAGGCCGAGGTTGATGCTTTCGCGCCGAAGTTCGAGGAGAAGCTGGGCGCTGGCTTTGAGGTTGAGACCGCTTCTGGTTCCAATGGCGACTGGGTCATCACCGGAACCCGCGACGGCAAGTCCGTTCGCATCGAGCAGACCGTTGTCTGGAAGACCAGCCATCTGGGGACCGATTTTGTCCAGTTCCCGAGCCGCCTGTACATCGACGGCACGTTCGTTAGCGAGGCCGAGTACCGCAAGGCGTTTGTTTAAAAAAACTGTTGACACCCCCTGTTATCTGTGCATAATGGGGGTTGTCAGCAAGGGGCTGGCAGGCAAACAGGAGAACTTAGATGGCACGCATGTTTCGCATCCTCGGCGTTAAAGACGGCATCGAAACCCCAGTCACGACCATATCCTCTGCCGCAGAGGGGAAGGCGGCTCACGCCGAAATGAAAGCGGAGGGTGTCTACGACTATATCCGCTGCCGCGACTGCCTCGGCGGCCTCCGTTTTGAGTTCGATCTTAAGACCGGTCGGAAAACCGCCTAACACCAACCGGGGGGCTTCGCCCCCCACCACCCCAGACAGGAGAACTCAGATGACCAAATTTATCGAATGCGCTTCCCGCAAGACCGCCCATCGCCGCGCGCCGTGGGCCGCGAAGATCACGAAGGTTGAAGGCGGTTTCATGGCTTTCGAATACGTCAGCGACTTCCACGTCTGGAAGGGCCAGAAATAGTCGAAACGCCTACGGGCGTCTGGCCGGGGTGCTTCCCGACCACTGATGAGACAGGCACAGGAGATTTCAGATGGGCTTTGCACCTTACACCAACGACCGCCTTCCTGCAGACGAGTGCCCGGTTCTGGGCTGCTTCCGCGAGAAGGAGTTCGACCACCTCTTCGAGTTCACCGATGCCGTGAACAGCCCTTTCGATGGGTTCAACCACGTCATCTTCGTGGGCGACAATCAGCGCCGCTTTGCGAAGGTGCTGAAGACCGTCGCTTACGTCGTCTGTGACGTTGATGGTGAGCCGGTCGTCCAGAAATGGAAGATCAAGGAGCACAAGGAATACGACCTCACCGGCGTCTGGGCCCAGTGGGAGCGAGAGCGCGCGGCAGGCTAACAACCGGGGCTTCGGCCCCCCACCACCATGACAGGAGGTAGACAGATGAACAATCAACGCAGAAAACAGATCGCCACCCTCGTCGAAGACATCGACAGCCGCTTGTCCGAGTTGTTGTCTGAGTTTACTGAGCGGGCTCAGGAGATTCTCGACGAAGAGCAGGAGGCGTTTGACGCCCTGCCGGAGAGCATTCAGGACGGCGAGCGCGGTCAGGCTATGCAGGAAGCCATCAGCAACCTCGAAGATGCTGTGGGCGCGCTGGAGAACATGGACGCCAGCGAAATCACGGACGCGCTTGAGAACGCAGCCGAATAAACCAGTTTAGCGGTCGTCCTCAAACTCCACCCCCGTCGGCAGTGCGGCTGGGCTGGGCACCCCCCGGAGAGAGTGACGCTGGTGAACCTGCCGCCCCCGCTAAAGGACATAGCGGCAGGGATGGACTTAACGGGGCGAGGACGTAATCACAGGCCCCGAAGCGTCGCACACTGAACTTAAAACAGGAGGATTGCATGGGAAAGAAATCGACGAACAAGACGTCCGAGCACATTGCTCAGATCACAGCCACCGGCTTGGGTCTGATCATTAACAAAACACCGAGCGGCTACGTCGCTGAGATCAGCGGGCTGGGCTTTTACACGTCGGCCATTGGCGACACGCTGGACGATGCGCTGTCTGCCGCCTATCGTGACTATATTGCAGACAAGGAGGATCGCGATGAGTAAGTGGCAGAAGATCCGCCCGTGGATCGAGGACGCAATCGCGTTGGTATTGATGGGCGCGGGCCTGTTGGTCACGCTGTGGATCGTCCGCATTATGGAGGGGCCGCTATGAACGGGTGGGAGATCGAGGGCAACCAATGGTTCTGGCTATGGGTGCTGACCTATGCGACTGCGTGCCTGATCGCGGCAAGGTCGTTCCGTCAATTTTGCGAAGAGAATAATTTAAACGCCTCGCCCTTCTTCTGCCTTCTCGCCAGCCCGGTTCTTGTGGCGATTGCGCCGTTAATTTTGATCATTCATTCGGCGATGTTCATGCTTGGGTGGAGGCCGAAGTGAGCACATTCCGAAACAACGGGTACGAGCGGATCGAGCGGGACGACTATCAGACCATCGATCCGCGCTGCCTGCAGGCTCTGGAGGAGGCCGCCGGGCGCATGCTGCCCAAGTGGTGGACGGACCCCTGCGTTGACGAGAACGGGCGCTCCAGCCTCGTAGAGCAGCGCCCCGGCCTGTTCAATGGGTATGGCAAGCCGCGCTCGATTGTGACAAACCCGCCCTATGAGACGAAAACCCTCGCCCGACTGATGCGCGACTGGCTGTACCAGCTCCAGCTCGACAGCGAGCCGATTGATGCCGTGGCGATTCTCGTCAGATCGGACTGGGACCACGCCGCAGGCCGGGCTCACCTGTTCTCGATGCCGGAGTTTGCCGGATCGGTGCGGATGCAATTTCGGCCTTACTGGTTTGCGGATGGTGACGCGACGCCCCAGCACTGCTTTCAATGGTTGATCTGGAAGGCCAACCACGTCGCCCCACCGGTCACGATGTATGCCGGGGCTGGGTGGGAAAAACCTGAGCTGAACCCAGAAAAACGAAAAACAATGAAAAAGAGTGTTGACATCCAGATCGATATGTGGGATAAAAGGGCATAGGCAAACAGGAGAACTCAGATGAAAACGCATTTCCAAACGATCCCGGCCTCTTTCCTTCGCGTTCTGTATTTCTACGACCGCTCGCTGCGCCTCTGGACCGCGTTCGTCGTTGATGCTGATGAGAATCAGGTGGACCGGTTCGAGACCCAGTACGCGGACGGACGCGATGAGCTGGTCGGCGCGCTGGAGTTTCTCGTTTCGCTTGTGACCGACGAGCAGGTGGCCGAGAGCCGCCGCCGTCGCGAAGCAAACGCCGAAGACAGCCGCTGCTACCGCCCGGCGACGTATGCTCGCCAGCGTCTGATTGACGCGGTCGTTGACGCTGCCGACACGATTGACGGTGCGATCAAATGGCACGCGGCGATCCTCGAAGCTCACGGCCCGGCAGATGTCCGCGAGGCGCGCAAGAGCTGGTCGCACGACATCGCGCGTCACAGCATCCGCATTGAGAATGCACAACGTCAGGAGGCACGCTAATGGATATCACCAGCGCAGTCATGATCGCCGAGGGCGTTGACGAGGCAGACGAGGAAACGCAGATTGAGGCGTGGCAGTTCCTGCACGACACCGGCCTCGCGTATCAGTTGCAAGGGTCATTTGGCCGGATGGCTCGGGACTTGATCGCCCAAGGAATCATCAGCGAGTAAGGAGAGAGAGATGTCTTACAAGCACTACTGGTCGATGCCGGAAGGCGAAGATGCTCAGGATCGCGTGTCAAATGCGTGGGCTGACTGCATGCAGATTCTGGACAAGACGGAGCGCGCTTACCGCGTGGACGTCTTGGGCGGCGTAAAATACACGGTTGTCTGCAACGATGAGCCCGACGACGCCGGTTTTCATATCCCGAAAAAGTTTACTCCGGGCGGCGCGTATTTTGTGTGGCAGACGACGCAGCCACA